GCCCCACAACCCCCAAGCCAACCCAGAAGCCACGCGCCGGGAAGCCTGGACGAAGAGGCAACGCGCCAACCGTCGCCCAGCCGGATCGGGTCGAGCCACGCTCCCCACGGCTGGGCGACACACATGCACACGAGGTGACACTGTGCCGCCACGCAAACCAACGCCGCGCACCGCAACAACCAAGTGGAAGAACCTGCGCGTCAAGGTCCTGCGGCGCGACCAACGCGACGGCGTCACCAACTGCCCCGAATGCGGCATAAAGCTCGACTACACCAACGCAGGACGGCGCAACAGCGCAGAAGTCGACCACATCGTGCCAGTCGCACACGGAGGCACAGACGCCTTCACCAACCTGCGCACATGCTGCCGACGATGCAACCAATCACTCGGCGCGAAAACAGCCAAATGGCCACGCAAAACACTTGACAACGCGCTACCAGGATGGACCGAACACGCCGAACAGTGGTGAAACCGCGTCCGCGTCCAGGTAACGCACAGAAAACTCACAGCACCGGGATGGGGGACCCCCTCCCACCCGCGCCCGCGCCTTTCCCAGAGGCAATGAGCATATCTATTCACAGGTTTTTCCACAGGAGGGGGCGGCGAAATGGCAACGAAGCTCACCGCTGTTGGTCCTGACGATAAGCCTTTGCGCAAGGTTGCTTCGGTTTCGGACGCTATCGAGTTCGGTACTCGACTGGATGAGTTGCTGCAGATGCGCAAGGTCATTGCTAGTCGCGTGGACGACGAAAATACGTCAGCCCGAGATCTCGCCGCCTTGACGAAGCGTCTGAGTGAGGTCAGCAAGGAGATCGAGGCACTGCGGAAGCAGTGGGCTGAGGAGGCACACGAAAGTGAAGTCTCCAGCGATGAGCAATTCCGGCCCGAGGCTGTCTGAGGTCGCCAAGCACCTAGTGATCCCGGAGGGCATTGTTTCCACGGGGTGGCCGGCGGTGCGCGATAAGTGCTCGGATCTGGGTGTCACTTTTGACCGCTGGCAGGACGGCATCGGTCAGTTGACGTTGGCGAAGCGTGCGGATGGCTTGTATGCGGCTGCGATTGGCGGCATCACGTGGTCGATTCCTCGCCAGGTTGGTAAGACGTTCACGATCGGGCACATCATTTTTGCGCTGTGCATCTTGTTCCCGGGCTTGACGGTGTTGTGGACTGCGCATCGGTCGAGAACGGCTGACGAGACGTTCGATGACATGAAGGGCATGTCTGCTAATCCGAAGATTGCCCCTTACATGGATGAGCCGACGAATGGCGCGGGGCAGCAGTCGATCCGGTTTCGGAACGGTTCTCGGATCATGTTCGGAGCTCGTGAGCAGGGTTTCGGGCGTGGTTTCACGAAGGTTGGCATCGCGGTTTTCGATGAGGCGCAGATCCTGACTGACCGGGCGATTGATGACATGTTGCCGGCGACGAACAGTGTTGAGAATGCCCTGGTCGTGATGATCGGTACACCTCCGAAGCCGGTTGATCCGTCTGAGGTTTTCAGTCAGGCACGCAGGCAGGCGCTCTCCGGTGAGGAGAAGGACGCACTGTATGTGGAGCTGGGCGCTGAGGATGATGCTGATCCTGATGACTGGGAGCAGCTTGCTAAGGCGAATCCGTCGTTCCCGCATCGAACGTCTAGGACCGCGATTCTTCGCATGAAGAAGAAGATGACGCCTGAGTCGTTTGTCCGTGAGGGCCTTGGTGTGTGGGATGAGGAGAGCGCCGAGAAGCAGGTGCTTGACGTGAAGCGTTGGGGGAATTTGGCGATCAGCCCGGAGACGATTCCTTCGGAGGGTCGCACCGTGTATGGCGTGAAGTTCTCGGCGGATGGGTCCCAGGTGGCTTTGGCTGTTGCGGTGCGCCCGGCGCAGGGTCCTGTGCATGTTGCGGGTGTCCGGCACGTGTCGATGAGCGAGGGAACGACGTGGTTGGTCGAGTGGCTTCAGGAGCGCTCGAAGGGCGCCGCGCAGATCGTCATTGACGGCAAGTCGGGGACTGGTGCGCTGGTCAATGATCTGAACACGGCTGGTGTCCGCAACCCGAAACTGATCCTTGTGCCGAAGCTTGATGAGGTCACTACGGCTCATGCCATGTTCAAGCAGGCGGTCACTGATGCGTCCCTTTCTCACTGTGCCGATGCGGCTCTGAGTGAGCAGGTATCGGTGGCACTGCGACGCCCCATCGGCACCCAGGGTGGTTTCGGTTGGAAGGCCCCGGATGGGTTCACGGTGACGCTGCTCGAGGCGGCCACTCTTGCCCATTGGGGCGCTGTGACAACGAAACGTAATCCGGGCGCGTCGAAATCTAGTAGAGCGTCAGGCCGTGCGTCGCATGGTCGCGTACCGGCAAGGAGAGGGGGTCGCTGATGGTTGATTATCTGACTGAGGATGAGGCGACTCTCGCTTCTCGCATGTTCCAGGTGATTCATGCCCGAACGAAGCGGAACACGCTGCGGGTGGATTACTCGGAGTCTGATGTGAAGCTCCGGCATCTGGGTGTGGAGATCCCTCCTGGGATGGACCGGTTCATGACGATGTTGTCGTGGCCGAAGAAGGCGGTCACGGCGTTTGCTGCCCGTCAGGTGCCCACTGGGTTTAGTACTCGCACTCCGACATCGCTTCTTGAAGATATTGAGTCGGTATTCGAGGACAACGACTATGCGTCTCGTGAGCCGCAGGTAATTGAAGCGGCGGATGAGCTGGGTTGCTCGTTCGTGTTCTCCACGCCGGGCGATGTGCTGGCGGGGGAGCCGCTGGTGGTCTTCTCTGCGCGTACGGCGAGGACTGCTACTGCGGAGCTGAACCCTCGAACCGGTGAAGTTACTGCGGCGCTGGAGACCACGGGGCGGTCCGAGTTCAATCTCTATCTCCCGTATCGGGTGGTGTCTTGCATTCGTGCGGCTGATGGCCGCTGGATCAAGGTCAATGAGGCGCGGACAGGCACCCGCCGGGTTCAGTGCGCGGTGCATGTGCATGGCGCGACGCTGGGTAAGCCGTTTGGTCGGTCGCGGATCACGCAGCCGATCATGGACCTTACTCTTGCTGGCATTCGAACGTTGCTGCGGCAGGAGGTCGCAGCCCAGATCTATATGCACCCGCGAGTTCTGCTCCTCGGGGCTGGTGTTGAGGCATTCACGGATCCGAAAACTGGTCGCGAGATGTCCCCCTGGGATGTCGTGATGGGCGCGGTGAACGGCCTGCCAGATGTGACCCCAGAGGACGATGAGAATATGCCCGACTCGCTGCGGCGTGCGGGCGTGCACTCGTTCCAGCAGTTGTCGTTTCTGCCGTTCTCTGAGCAGTTCCGGCTGCTGGGCGCGGCGTGCTCGGGTGAATCTTCGATTCCGATCGACTACTTCGGCGTGGCTCAGGATTCGAACCCAACCTCAGCCCAGGCCATTGAGGCCAAAGAAGTTGACTTGGTGCGCAATGTGAAGGCGCAGAACCCGATCCTGGGGCGCGGTCGGCGGGCCTTGGCACTGAATGCTCTGAGCTTGATTCACGGCGATTTCGAGCCGGCGGATTACGCCGAGCTGCGTGGCCTGACTGCGCGCTGGGAGGATCCGCGCACTCGTTCGATGGCTGAGCAGTCGAATATGGTTCACCAGCAGACGCAGATTGGGAACTTCCAGCCGGGGTCTGCTTCGACGCTGGCGGAACTGCCGATCTCCAAGGAGGCGGCTGAAGCGATTGCTCTCGAGAATGAGCGGGCCGCTGGCGGTTCGATCTTGGACCGCTTGCTGGAGGGTGGCGCTTCAAGTTCAGCTGAGCCTGTTGATGAGGTGAAGCTGTCCGAGCGTGCGAACACGTTCGGGATCCTGGTGCGCTCTGGTGCGACACCGGAGTCCGCTGCGAAGGTCGCTGCTGGTTCTCTGGATATCGCTGAAGTGCAGATGCGGCCCGGCGCTGTGCCCGTCACGATCCGTGATGGCCTGGTGGAGGGCTAATGGTCACTGCTGCGCAAGTTGATGAGCTGACGCGGTTCAACGCCTCAGTTACAGCGGGTATCGCTGTTGAGCTGCGGTCACTCGGCCGGTCAGTTGGTTCCGCAGCCCCGGCAGTGGCGCGTGATGCGCTTCTGGAGGTCGCCCCGACGTTGGTGGATCGGCGTGGTCAGTTGATGGCTGCGGGGTCTGCTGAGTGGTTTGAGCGGGTTCGCCGTTCGGAGCTGGGCGGCACTTTCTCCGCCCGTCTGGGTCCATTGCCTGATCCCGATGTGGTGCGCCGGAATGTGCGGTACGCGGCCGGGGCGTTGTTCGAGGTGGGTCGCGTGTCACCGTTCGAGTCTTTGGCTGGCGCGTTGGTGCGGCAGGTTGAGGACGTCTCTCGGGGAACGATCCGGGAGAACGTCAACCGGGACACCAGGGCTGTCGGGTGGAATCGGATCGCCCGGGCAGACGGGTGCGATTTCTGCGTCATGCTCGCCGGTCGCGGCGCGGTCTACAAGCGAGCCACTGCTGACTTCGCGTCCCATGACCACTGCCGGTGCCGGGCGGCCCCCTCATGGGATCCCACCGCGCCTGAAGTAGATGTGCGGGCGTACGAGGCGTCCAAGCGGATGGGATCAGTCCGCGCACGGGCCAACAACCCCGACCTGAGTCCGGCGGACCGGGCGAAGGCGCAACGGATCCTCGATAACCATCAGAAGCGGACCCGCGAGTGGATCGACGCGAACCGTTGGCAGCTCGACAACCTCCGGGCTGAGCTGCTCTAGATTTCCGACCTGCGGGTTGGCGTGTAACCGACGTAATCGGTGTTTCAGGCCCAGGAGGCCACAACTCCGCACGAAAAAGGATGGACACGACCATGTCTGAAGACCATGTGAACCCTGAGAACTTCCCGACGAACCAGGACGAGTTGAACCGGATCATCCAGAACGCTTTGGCTCCGAAGCTGAACAAGATCAACGCGCTTGAGGCCGAGAAGGCGTCGGCTCTTCAGGAGCGGGATCAGTTCAAGTCCACGGTGGCTGAGCGCGACACGGAGATCAGCGGTCTCAAGTCGACTGTGGGGGAGCGTGAACGCGCACTCCTGGTGACGAAGGTGGCGCACAAGAAGAACGTGCCGGCTAAGTACCTGTCGGGGGAGTCCGAGGAGGAGCTAGAGGCTGCGGCTGACGAGTTCCTCAACGACGTGCGCTCACTGGGTGGCGGCAAGCCTGGCGAGGGTGATGCGACCGCACAGGGCGGCGAGCAGGGCGCACAGGGTCAACAGCCGCAGGGTCATGTTCCGTCCGCTGGGACGGGTGGCGAGAAGCCGCAGCGTCCTACCTATGACGAAGTCAAGCAAAAGGCCTATGAGCAGGCCAAGACCCATTAAGGAGCGCTTTCATGGCGTACTTCAAGAATCATGGGCCGGAGTTGGGCGCTAATGACCGCACCTGGCTGGGCTCTGATCACAACATTCGCAAGACGCACGTGCTGAAGGCTGATGCTTTCGAGGGTGACTCGGTGCCGTCTGGCACCGCGGTACAGCTCGATGGCGACCAGCTTGCTGTCCCCTACGCGGGCGGCACTCTGCGCGGCTTCCTGTACAACGACTACCCGCTGGAGCACGGCGACTACCCGGTCGCTGTGGTCATCCACGGTGACATCAAGGTGAACAACCTGCCGGACGAGGAGTTCACTCCTCCTGCCGGTTCGGCGTTCACGTTCAACGCGCCTGTGGCGTCCGCATCGACCCCGGAAGGTCAGTGATAGACGATGAGTGACAACCTTCTTTACGATGTGGATCCGGCTGAGCTGACTGCTTCTGCGCGTGGTGTGCAGCAGGCGCTGGAGGAACAGAGCATCACTGCTCAGATCCTCCCCGCCGAGACCACCACGAAGCCCGCGGTGGAGTTCACCGTGGACGCGAAGCAGGACTCGAAGGGGTCCACGTTCCGTGCGTTCGATGCGGAGTCGAACCGGGCTCACACTGCTGGCGGGGAGCGTCGTTCGGCGTTCCTGCAGCCGCAGTCGATCAAGGAGTCGATCGGGGAGCTCGAGTTCCTGGGCCGTCGCGCTGAGGTGGGGGATGAGGCGCTGGACACTCGTGTTCAGTCGATCATCCGCA